GCAGGCCACCGTCCTGCTCAACCATTTCCGGGCGAAGGGCTGGAAGCCGAAGGCCTCGGCCGCCACCAGAAAGGCCAAGGCCAGCCCTGCATACGATGACGGCCAGCGGCGCAAGGTTGTAGCCTTGTGGATTACCCTGAACCAGGCCGGTGTGATCAAAAACGGCAGCGACCAGGCCCTGCAGGCCTATGTCAAACGGGTGACCAAGGTGGACAACCTGAACTGGTGCGACGGCCGGCAGCTCTATCAGGTGATCGAGGGGCTGAAGAAAATCGCGGAACGCGAGAAGGTGGAACTATGAGTATCAAGCGACCGGAGAGTCTGCCCTCCGACTTGGTCCCCGGGGTGAACGAGCTGCCCGGAGATCTGGCCGAGGTGGCGACGATCATCGAACGGCATGCCCCCGGCCGGGGCGTGGCGATCACCCTGGAACTGGCCGAGCGGTTCCGCTCCACCTATGTCTACTTCCACAACACCGACGCGATCTGGCGGGCGGCCCGCAACCGGCGGATTGTCGAACTGTACACCAGCGGCACCAAGGTGCCGGCAATCGCCCGCGAGGTGAACCTTGGCGAGAAGTATGTGTGGAGTCTCCTGGGCAAGGAGCCCGAGGATAATCGACAGTTAAAGATGTTTTAAGGGAGGGGAAATCGATGAGCGAAAAAACACCAGTTAACAGGACCATATTGACATTTGATCTGCATGACCATCTTGACCATGACGGCCTGGATACAATTGAAGTCCGCATGCTGCACAGAGACGGGGGCTGGGAGAAGATTATCGGGATACCGCTCGCCGGTATCCCGATGTACGAGAAAGACCGGTATTATCTTCCGGTTTTTAAGGTCATGTTAAGCGGGCAGAGCGTCCAGTCAGACGATTCGGAAGACACCACGCCTGAAGAGTAGAACTTTTTGACGCCGCAGGTATCAAGGCCGGTGCATTCCCTGAGATTGTGGATGGTAAATACATGGTTGACGGTGTGCTCGATCCTGACGGTTTCGATTCTGTCGGTTTTCGGGCAGTTGTATTGCTCGGTTGTAAACGAATGCTTTTCAGTAAAAGACATGTCGTACCTCCTGCAGCTTTTGTTGATCTGTACGGAACAAAAAAAGCGGGAGGGCCAGTGGTGAAGACCTGACCTGCTTCCGGCAGTTGTTGTTCCGTGCGAGTGGTATCCATGGATCATGCCGGAAGCAGGTTTCTTTGTAAATTGAAAATTTCTTGACAAACAAATTGATTCCGGGCTACGGTTATCGTGCAGCCGCAAAATCGGTTGCGCGGGATTGGCGTCCCGGAATAGTAGGCGGACACCGCCGCCCTTGATGTATCAGGCGGTTTTTTTGTGTCCGATGTTCGGCTTGATCCTTTTTGGGCGGGCCGAGCAGGGAGCCGCGAGGCTCGCCGGTGCCTACTACCGGTACGCCAACCTGCTCGGTTCCGCCCTTTTTGTTTTGGCGTCATTGAGGGCGGTGATAGGAGAGCGCAAAGTTGCGCTCTCCTTAAATCAAAAAGTAGGAGAACCACATGAGCAACCTGGCAGTAGTCCCATTCTATTTCCAAGCCAACGAAATCCGTACCATCTCCATCGATAACGAGCCCTGGTTTGTTGCCAAAGATGTTTGCGATTGCCTTGGTCTGGACAACGTCACAAAGGCACTTCTCAAGGTGCCTGAATCCCATAAGGGGGTGAATCCAATTCAGACCCTCGGAGGTATTCAGCAGGTGAATGTGATCGATGAATCCGGTCTCTATCGCCTCGTTCTCCGCTCCGACAAACCACAGGCTGAACCGTTCATGGAATGGGTAACTGCCGAGGTCTTACCGCAGATCCGCAAGACCGGTGCCTATGCCATCTCAGGCCATCTTACAGATCAAGACAAGGTTATAGCCCTGCAGGCCGAATGCCTCGACCTCTACCGCAAGAACGCCGCCTTGATGGAGGAGAAAGTAGTCCGGCTGGAGTTCAAGCCGGAGAAGCGGATCTGCCGCCCGCTGACCGATGAAGACAAGGTCCAAATCCTGGAGATGGTTGCCTCCGGCATGTCGCAAAGCGAGGTGGCCAGGGTGATGCGACGTTCCTCGGCCACGGTCAGCTATCTGGTCAGCTTAAGGCTGAGGGAGGCGCAGGGATGAGCACTGAACCACGCGAGCTATCTGCTTCCGACATCCTCGAGGAGGCCAGCTGCGTAAGCCGCTTCCTGGCCGATATCGCGCCGCTGCTGCATGCCGAAGGGCCGCATATCGGCATCACAGAGAAAGGGGCCTGCGGCCTCTACTACATCCTCAATCACCTGCATAACGACATCGAGCTGGCAGTCAGCAAGATGTAAGACATCCCATGGACACGACCTAAGTTTGACTTAGGTCGTGTCCATCCCCGCCCCGCCGCCAGAAAAGAAATACCATACCTCTGTAACTTCATCCCCTTGTCATAACCCTCTACAGTACCTTCGACTACCACAGCATCGGGACCGCCTCCACAGGAACCGGGGATAGGGTTTTTCCCCTGTCCCCGGTTTGCAGGGGTTGCGCACTCAGGACGAGCGAGGGGAGATGACCAACAGGATCGCCACCAGATACAACACGCTGTTCCATCGCTACAGCCTGGAGTTCTTCGGACCGGAGTTCGACTGGCTGTGGTTCCGGGCCCAGGGCCTGGCCGAGAGCATGCTCGATCCGCAGGCGGTGTCTCCGGCCGGGGCGATCGGCCTGATGCAGCTGATGCCCGGCACCTCCGCCGAGATGGCAGACCGTCTTGGCATCCCCGACGATCCCTACAACCCCGAGTTCTCCATCCGCGCCGGCATCGCCTATGACCGGCGCTGCTGGGATATCTGGCAGAAGGAAGTCGGCATCGAGCGCATCCGTTTCATGCTGGCCTCCTATAACGCCGGGCCCGGCCATATCATCAAGGCCCAGCGGCTGGCGGCGATCAAGAACAGATGGTCATCCGTCAAGACCCAGCTGGCCAGTGTCACCGGCTGGGATAACGCCATGGAAACCATCACCTATGTCCGACGTATAGAAAAGATATATGGACCAGTTTGACCGGGCCCAGGAGCTGGACGCCCACTACCGCCAGCAGGCCCTGGAGATGCAGAGAAAGGACAGACCGCAGGGCGAGGCGCGAACTCAATGCCTGGAGTGCGGGAAGAAGATCCCGGAGGCCAGGCGCAAGGCGGTACCGGGCTGCAGCCGCTGCCGGGATTGCGCGGAACTGTTTGAAGTAAGCCGGAGGAGAGGATAGTGGACGATTTTTTGCGGTGGCTGCCGGTGGTGATCCTGGTCATCCAGGGGCTCATGGCCTGGGGGCTGTGGAGCCTGAGACAGCAGTTCATGACCAGGGCGGAATGCGGGAAGACCCGCCAGACCTGCGGCAACAACAAGGATGAATCGCTCGCAAAGACCAGCGGCCGATTGAGCGGGCTGGAGGCCAACGTCCACGCCCTGCCGTCGAGGGCGGAATTTATCTGCCTCAGCAAGGATATCAAGGATCTGACCGAGAAGCTCGGCACCGTGGACGGCCGGCTCGGCGGGATAAACCGGGCGGTCGACCTGCTTAATCTGCATCACCTCAAGGTGAATAACTCATGAACCAATTTGCCAAGCTCCAGCAACAAGACCGTCGGCTGGTCATCCTGCGCACCATGGCCGAAGACCCGGCCTACGGGGTCAACGAATACGTGCTGCGCCGGGTGCTCGACACCATGAAACATACGGTTTCCGCCGATCTGCTGCGCACAGATCTGCGCTGGCTGGAAGAACAGGGGCTGGTTGGAATCGAGGACCTCGCCGGCACCATGGTGGCGAGACTCACCGCCCGCGGCCTCGACGTGGCCCGGGGCGTGGTGGTGGTGCCGGGCGTGCAGCGGCCGATGCCGGAGCTATAGGCCATGGGCAAGCCATCGTCCATCATTCGGCTGCCGGAGGATATCCTGGAAAAACTCCAGGAACTGCTCCGCGATCCGCGCGTCACCCAGCTCGAGGCCACCGCCAGGATCAACGAGATCCTCGAGGAGCAGGGCCACGAGGAGCGGCTGACCAAGTCGGCGGTGAACCGCTACGACCTGTCGATGCGCCAGGCCGGCGAGAAGCTGCAGCAGTCCCGCGAGATCGCCAAGATGTGGATCGGCAAACTCGGGGCCGCCCCCCAGGGGCAGGTGGGCAACCTGGTCAATGAGGTGCTGCGGACCCTGGCCTTCGATCTCTCTTTAAAATTGCAGGACGCCGAGCTGACCGAGGAATCCATCCCGGATGTGATCGCCAACCTGAAGGCGTTGTCCCTGGCGGTCCAGCGGCTGGAATCCGGGGCGACCATGAACGTCAAGCGCGAGACTGAGATCAGAAAGCAGGCGATCGAGGAGGCGGCAAAGACAGTGGACAAGACCGCCAGAAATGCCGGGGTGACGCCCGAGACGATCGCCTTGATACACGAGGCCCTGGGGATCTGATGGCGAAAGGCAACGCACAAATCGTTCCGGACAATCCCGAGGGGATCTTCCTGCCGTACCAGGGCAGGTGGATCAAGGATCACAGCCGGCTGAAGCTCATGGAGAAGGCCAGACAGATCGGCCTGTCATGGAGCACGGCGTGGGCCTGCGATGAGCGGACGGCGATGCAGGGGAATAAGCATGATCAATGGATCTCGTCCCGTGATGATATCCAGGCGCGGCTGTTTATCGAGGATTGCAAGATGTGGGCAAAGATCCTCTCACTCGCGGCTGAAGATCTCGGTGAAGTAGTGCTCGATGCCAAGGAAAAGATTTCCGCCTATGTGCTGCGCTTCGCCAACGGCAGACGGATCAATTCGATGAGCAGCAATCCCGATGCCCAGGCGGGTAAGCGCGGCGGTCGGGTGCTCGATGAATTCGCCCTCAATCCCGATCCCCGCAAGCTCTGGTCGATCGCCTATCCCGGCATCACCTGGGGCGGCTCGCTGGAGGTGATCAGCACCCATCGCGGCAGCAAGAATTTCTTTAATGATCTGGTCCGCGAGGCCCGCGAACAAGGCAACCCGAAAAACATCAGCCTGCACCGGGTCACCTTGGAAGACGCCCTGGCTCAGGGATTTCTCTATAAGCTGCAACAGAGCCTGCCCGGAGATGATGAGCGCCAGGCCATGGATGAGGCCCGGTATTTCGATTTCACCAAGGCCGGTTGCGCCGACGAAGAATCGTTCCTGCAGGAATTCATGTGCCAACCGGCCGACGACGATGCCGCGTTCCTCGAGTACGACCTGATCGCCGCCGCTGAATATGCGCGCGGCATCGACTGGCGCACCAGGGAAAACGGGCGGCTGTTCGCCGGCATCGACATCGGCCGCAAGAAAGACCTGACCGTGCTCTGGCTGCTGGAGCTGCTCGGCGACACCTTGTACACGCGCGAGGTGCTGACGCTGCAGAACATGCGCAAGAGCGAGCAGGAGGCCATCCTCTGGCCGATCATGGCGACTGCCGACCGATGCTGCCTTGACTATACCGGTCTCGGCATCGGCTGGGGCGATGACGCGGTGGATAAGTTCGGTGCCTCTCGGGTCGAGTGCGTCACCTTCACCGCGAAG